ATATTCCCATTAAAAGTTTCTGGATATAACCTAACCGAAATATAAACATCTTTTGGGTTTTTGTTATATTGTTCTACCATTTCTAATGTTCTGGTATGAAACTTTTGCGTTCTTGTTTTTACATCAACTGTAATACCATTAACAATAAAATCATAATCATCAGGTTTAGTGTAATGAGTATTGTCCTCTTGATACATTATATTGTGATCAATTAACCATTGCTTAAATATCTTTTCACCTAGTTTACCTTCAAACATTTTTTGTTGCTTGTCATCTAATGTGCCATTATGAAAGTCATGTCTATTAGATGTATGTGATCTAGATAATAAAGCATAATCCTGCGCTTCATCGATAAGGTCTTGACCAATGTAAATCAATGGGGAACTCATTATCTCCCCATTAATCTATCATAACAAACAGTATTATTTCTTATCCAATTAAAATCTAACTCTACACTTACCATATGTTTTCTCCACTGTTTTTGTGGAGTTGCATTGCCTGTAATCCTAGCATTTTTAGGTAAATATTTAAGATTATCTCTATGGACAAATCTAATTACTTTAGAACGGAATATCATCTTCTAATTCATTTAATTGATCAGATAATGATACTTGTTCATCTATTGATACTTGTAAAGGTGAATTTTTTGAACCGTTACCATCTTGATAAATTACTCTTACATTACCAAGAATAGGCGTTTGTACACCGCCTTCTCTTTCTTCTTTTGACACAGACTGACTAATAAATCCGTTATTCTCATACTGGTCTTTATTTTCAGTATCAATAAAAGTGGTGAGATCGAGATAAGTACCTTTTTCACCTTTGTATAATCTTTCTTTATCAATCTTAGTTACATCTATTCGTACGCTTAATCCTACACGCATATTATTTCTCCTTATTGTATTTTGGTTTTCTAGACCATCGTTTTGGTTCTTTATCGGTATTTAAACATTCCATAAACTCTAACGCATATGGAGTGTACCACTCGATAAAGTCTTTATCATAGTTTACCAGTTCAGTGTGTGTTTCATTCGGTGTCCATACGAAGAAATAACAAGCATCAGTTTTCGTACAGCACATTTGAAGTTGCATTTGAAACCAGTATCGTTCTGGTATACCATCATAAATCTGTTGTGTGAACGGGCATTTAATCTCCACAGGAATACCTCTAAGATACGCATCTGGAGATGCGCCAAAAGGTAAACTATCATGCACGACTAATTTATTACCTGATTCACATATTTCTGATTGTTCTAATTCAAAACGAGAGAGAGCAATATGTTCGTTTGCAGAACCATAAGCTGTCATCTCATTTCCCTCAAATGGAGGTTCTCTAAATGTGAGTTGTCTCCATAACTTTTTACGATCATATATTGCACTCCATGCTCTAGATGCAGTGATGATATTATGTCGTCTATTATCTTTAAGATGTTCTGAGTTCATTTGCAAAGTCTCGTAATTGTTCTTTTTCAGATGGGTTCATTCTAAAGAAAAATTCTTTAAGGTTACCTTCTTGATGTGCTTTTACCATACCCTCTTTAAGTTCTTTTTCTTTTTCTTCAGATAACGGTTCTATCTTAACTTCTTTTTGTACAATTGCATTACCAACTTCGTCTGCAGATGCAACAGATGTATCTATACCAACCCCAAAGATACCAAGCGCACGTCCAATTGCGCTTGTCTCACAGTTTTCGATATAAGAAGTCTTGTTAATAAATGTAGAACCTTCTTTCTCATACGCATGACCTACTGCAACAATTTGATTGTTTACTACGATCTGCGCTCTAAAGACACAAGTACCCATTTCATTAGATAACATCTCTGTAAGAATAGACGCATCTTTATAGTTTTCTCTAAAGTATCTAATACGTTCATTAACCTCAACGTACTCTTTACCTTTAATATTTACTGATTTTAGTTTAGTCATTAGACTTCTCCTTCTGTTCTTGTTCTTGTTGTTGAATTTTTGCAAGGGCTGCATCATTATCTGCTTGAAACTCTGCGTTCCATTCTTGTAATAGTTCTATAAATTTATCCATATCACTACTCCTAATCCTATGATTAATGTTAATAATATTAATTTATCTTGACGGTTCTTACGATGAATCTCTTGTTGATATTCTTGACGCTCTCTCCAGTGATTAAACTCTTTCATACTTATTCTCCTTGTAAGTATTTAATATATGTTTCTGCGTGATCTTCTGTATCAAACGATTCTAAGTATAGACCATTTTCAAAGACCATGTAAATTTTTTCTTCGTTATCGTATTTAATGTCGAATACTGCAGGTGGTTGTTTTTCCAACCACCCATCATAATCAGTCAACCAACTATCGTATGTTCGTGTCATCACTCTCTCCTTATTTAAGTAATGCGTATTGAATTAAAATTTGTAAGTGCAGTTTATGTGGGTTATCTTTTTCTACTCTTTTAGACAACCTACGCATTGCGTTTACTGTTTCTTGATCTCTATCTTCGCAGATCTTGTTTACTATTTCTTGTGCAGTTAAAGTTCTCATTATCTTACTCTTTTCTTAAATGCAATCCAGTATGCTTCATCTATCGGTAACTCGTATGAGGTTTTAAGACCTTTGAGTTTGAAGATAAGTGAATCACCTTGTAAGGTAACTATGATGTTACGGTTACCTCTTTCAAACTTAACTACGTCTGTTTCTCTTGTTATTGGTTTTGTTAATTTTGTTGCCATTTTTCTCTCCTTATTTATTTAACCTACATACATATATTACCATAACTGGCTACAATTGCAAGTCTTTTATAAAGTTTTTTTATAAATATTTTATAAAATAGTTATTGACTTATATAAAATAATACTTTATTCTTGTCATGTATTAACTAAGGAGAGTAATATGAAAACAGAATTTAAAGTAGTACATCAAGTTCCAGAACTAGAAGAATTACAAAAGTTTGTAGGTGGTTATGTAGAAGCATTAACTTTAAGTAATGGTGATGTATTATATGTATGCGAAGATGGTAAACTATTAAATTTACCAGTAAATAAAATGGCAACTGCATTTTGGGTTGCTAGTTGGGGTTCGGAAGAAGAAATTCTTGGAAACACTTTATATCATTTAAGGAGAAGACATGAAGTATGAAGACGCAATAAAATTATTTAATAACAGTGCAAGGGAAATGGGAGAGACTCTAGGTGTCTCCCAACCTGCAGTTCAATATTGGAAGAAGACTGGGGAAATTCCTAAAGTTCGTCAACAACAAATTGAGTTACTAAGGCAAAGTGCAAACAGTAAAAAAGAATATTATAGTGATGGCAAGAAAGTAAGTAAATCTGTATTTTACAAATTAATGAACTGGTAGGTTTATGAAGTGGTATGAATATATAGTTATCGATGATGACGGAGTTCCAATTCGTAAGTTTACCAATATAAAACTTGCAAAGGAATATATTCGCATTAGACCTGAATTTAAAATATTAAAGGTTTCTCATGATTGGATTGAGGAAGTTGGGGAGTGTTTATTTTGAGAATTAAAAATTGGGATAAGTTTCAACATTATAAGCCTATGAACGCAAAATATAAAAAACAAATGACGTGGTTAAAGTTATATGGTGGGGATATTTTAAACGATTTAGAATGGTTTGAATTATCAGATACACATAAAGCTATCTATATAGAACTACTTTGTCTTGCAAGTCAACATGAAGGTAATTTACCAGATATGAAGAAGATTTGTTTTAGACTTAGAAGATCTGTAGATCAGGTAGAGACTGCGTTTAAAGCATTAGAACATTGGTTGGAAGACGGTGTATATACAGCGTATATACCAGAGTATAGTAGAGAAGAGAAGAAAAGAGGTACTTCTATACGTTTTGAAGAGTTTTGGAAATCATTATTACCTAAGCGCAGAAACAACAGGGTTGGTTGTCTCGACAAATGGGAGATACATAACCTTGATGAAAAAGCAGATGATATTATCCGTTGGGTAAAAAAGATGAATATAACTAAAGAATGGAAAGACGGTTTTAATCCAAGTCCTGAAGTTATCATTAATCAGAGACGATGGGAAGATGGAGTCATAAACATTAATAGATTTAAAGGAAATATGCTATGAATGTCGGAGAGATGATGGATCGTATTATAGTCACTAAAGAAATGGTAGATGAAACCAACGGAGAACACATTGTTACTGACTATAAAGTAAAATCAACAGATGGTTATTTAGAACAACTTAAAAAGTTTTATAAAGAGGAAAGAGGTTCAGGATATTCATTGCCTTGGATAAAACTAGAAAGTAATTTTGGTATTCGCAAGGGAGAGCTTACAGTTTTTACTGGTGTATCTGGTCATGGCAAAAGCATGATGTTATCACAAATCAGTTTATATTTAATGCACATGACTAAAGTGCTTATAGCCAGTATGGAGATGAAACCTGTACTTACTTTAAGTCGTATGGTTCAGCAAAGATTAGGTGATCCAAATCCTACAGAAAAATATTTAGAAGAGTTTTGTGAACATTACAGAGATAAACTTTATATCTATGATCAACAAGGAGTAACCCAGTCTGCTGATATGTTTGCAATGTTAGCTTATGGAAAGCTTGTTCTTGACATAGATGTATTTGTCATAGATAGCCTTATGAAAATTTCTGACGTGGCTGAAGATAATTACGAACAGCAAAAAGTTTTTATTGATCGACTTGCATCATATTGTAGAGACTTAGACATTCACGTCTTTTTAGTTTGCCATACCAGAAAAATGGGCGATGAAAGTCAAAGACCTGACGCAACAAATATTATGGGTTCATCTCATATTAGAAACCTTAGTGACAATATAGTTTTGTGCTTTAGAGATCGTAGTGTTGCTGAAAGGATTGCTGAGGGAGATGTAGAAGCAAAAGATTTACCAACTGCATATTTGTTTGTACAGAAACAACGAAATCATACATGGGAAGGTGGATTACCATTATGGTTTAATGAAAAATCATTAACATTTAAGGAGACGAGATGACTATAAATGAAGTAGTAGAAAAACTTGCAAAAGAGTTTAACTCAACAACATATAGAATAAAAAATAAGAATGGAGTAGTATTAAAGTTTGTAAAAAATGGTGTGAATATGGAGGTGCAAAGTGAAATTAAAAAAAACACTTCATGTGACAGATAAAAGTGACTATTTACAAGTCGCACTTGCAATGGTTACTTCTTTAGAAGAAGGAATCTATGACATAATTATTATGGATAAAGACTTTGCAAGAAGTCATGACCAGAATAGTTTGTTATGGGGAGTAATTTATAAAGGACTTTCTGACACTACAGGCTATTCACCAGAAGAATTACATGATTTATGCAGATCTAGATGGTTAGTTGATGAAGAAGGTGAGTTAATGTCTACTGCAAGTTTAACCAAGAAAGAGTTTAACGATTACATTGACAAAATTATTAACTGGTCTAAATCGTTAGGAATTAAACTTGAAAAAGTCTGAAAAGGAATATCTTGAAAAACTTGTTGAATTTGGTTGTGTTGCTTGTAGAAAAGTTCATGGTGTTTATACTCAACCGTCTATTCATCATATACGAGCAGGTATGGGAATCGGACAACGGAACAGTACGAAGAATTGTTTGCCACTTTGCCCTTCACACCATCAGACTGGCGGTTATGGTGTTGCATTTCATGCCGGAAAAAAAGCATTTGAAGAAAAATATGGAACAGAACTAGAACTTTTAGATTGGTTGAAAGAGAGGTTGTGATGTTTGAATTTTGTTTAATTGTTTATTTAACAATGGAAGAACCAAAATATATAGGTAACTTTGAAAGTTGTGCAGTTGCTAATTTATATGTTGCAAAATATTATAAAGATGCTCCATATACAATATGTTTGCATGAAGATTATATTCATTTGCCAGACAACCTTATTAAAAGAGATGTTAATGTTTCAAGTGAATAAATTATATCTTGATAACGATGAAATAGTTTCAAAATTATTTAAGTTAAAAAAATACTGGATAAAACGATTCAATGTGCCATTTTACACATTAGGACGTAATGCTTACCTTGATGGTAAAACAAATGATTATTATAAAAATATAAATGAAGTAAAACGTGAGTTATTGACTAATTTTCCTAGTGAGTATGTTCATATTATATTGCTGTTAGAACATTATTTAAATGAAAAGATATATATTCATCATGATTATGCTATACCATCGTTTCATATTTTTGAATGTGATCCTGTGTTTTTAAATTTTCCAAGTAATTGGCACACAGACTATCCACATGAAACTTTAGGGTTAGGTAATAAGGATCATCATAGTTTTACTTATGTGGTTAAAATTCCATCATCAGGAGCAGGACTAGAATATGAAGATAATGATGAAATTAAGTATTTAGAATATAGTCCATTTGATTTTATATTTCATAAAGGTAATTTTTTGCATAACATTGCACCATTAAAAAAATACAAACCAAATGAATACAGAATTACTTTACAAGGTCATATTATTAGACATAAAGACAAATTAATAATGTTTTGGTAAAATAAAACAATATAAAGTGGAGAGATAAAATGAGTAATTATTTTAAAAATGAAGGACAAATTAATAAAGTAGAAAACCTAGATTTATTTGGTGGGAATGAAACTTTTGATTCTAGTTTAACAAATACTAAAACTTACCTTACAAACCAAGCATATGAGTGGGAAGGTATGTTGGAATATAACAATATATTTCAAGAAGGCCCGGAATATTCAATAACTTTAAAGTTTAGAAATGAAAAAGATTTTCTAAAATGCAAAGAAGAAATAAGATCTAAACTATATAATGGAGAAGTGTTTCTTAATGGAACACAAGATAAAAAATTCAAACAAGCATGGTATCCACTTAGAGAACAACCAAGTGACCATGTGTATATATCAACTAATCCTAAAAATCCAAGATTTCCAATTTATATTGTTAGTAAAGGAAGATGGGAAACTAATCCAACAAGTCGTGCATTAATAGAAATGAATGTACCCTTTAAAGTCGTCATAGAAGAACCTGAGTTTGATAATTATGCAAAACTTGTAGGTGAAGAACGATTATTAATTCTTCCTGAAAAATACAAAAAAGAATACAACACATTTTGGGAAGATGATGATGGTCGAGTAGGGCCAGGAGCTGCAAGAAACTTTGCATGGGATCATTCTATACAAGAAGGTCATGATTGGCATTGGGTAATGGACGATAACATAGGAAATTTTTACAGATTTAATAACAATGTTAGATCGCCTGTAAAAGACGGTACATTGTTTTATGCGTGTGAAGATTTTGTATTGCGTTATGAAAACATTGCACAAGCAGGGCCTAACTACACAACATTTTGTCCTCCTGCAGAGGGTAGACCACCCATAATGATGAATACAAGGATATACAGTTGTCTTTTAATTAGGAACGATATGCCTTATAGATGGAGAGGTCGTTATAATGAAGATACTGATTTATCATTAAGAATGTTAAAAGATGGATATTGTACTGTACAGTTTAACTTTTTATTACAAGGCAAAATGGGTACTCAACAATTAAAAGGTGGTAACACTGAAGAGTTCTATGCAAACGAAGGTACAAAAAATAAGTCTCAGATGTTAGAAGATATGCACCCAGACGTTGCAAGTGTTGTATATAAATTTGGTAGATGGCATCATCATGTAGATTACACACCATTTAAAAATAACAAATTAAAAAGAAAAGAAGGTATAATCATTCCAGACAATAATGATAATTACAATATTATTAAAATAACTAAGGAAGAATATGGGAAAAGGAAGCTCACCTAGGCCAATCCCTGATCCTAAAAAGTTCGAAGAGAACTGGGACAGGATATTTAAAAAAAACAATGAACAATCTAAATCAACAGACAAGAAAAAGATTAGTTGAACAAGGATACCTTGTTGAAAATGTAGAACAATACAATACATTTAGCAAAAGAAAAAACGATTTATGGGGCTTTATAGATTTTCTTGCAATAAAAAAAAATGAAGTTCTTGCAATACAGGTTACATCTAAAAGTAATATGAGTAGTCGAAGACGTAAAATAACAGAGCATGAAAATTTAGCTATAGTTAGAGAGTCTGGAATAAGAATTGAATTATGGGGGTTTTACAAAAAGGAGAATGGAAGATGGGAAGTGAAAATAGAAGACTTATCGTAAAAAGTAAACATGATTTTAAAAATTATGAATACGAAGTAAATGGGAAGAGTTGTCAAAGACAAGAAGCAGTAGATATGATACTTGATTTAATGGCTGGAAAATCTATGACCATGCAAGAAATTGGTAAAGAATTAAAAATTAATAAAAGATCAATGTTTAATCTTATCAAAGTTATGCGTGAAAACAATTTAATTACTAATACAAAATTAAGGCGTGATAGACACTATTTGTTTAAAACAAAAGATGATTGTCTTATAGCAACTTATTTGTATCCAAGCGCAAAAGAGATTGAAGATAGTTTTACAATAAAAGACAGAAAAACTTATAAAGCAGAAGATACAAAAGTCGTAAGTTACAACACAAAAACAATAGTTAAATATGCTACAACTTCTCTTGATTTTGTCAGTTAAATATTATGCAATATAAACTGTTAATGGAATATATGGATATGTGGAAAAGATATATGAAACATGATAGCCATAAATTAGGTTTTCCATCACGAAGTATAGGTTTAAGCAATTCATCATCTACATCTTTTGATGATATGGTAGAGGAATTAGATAATGATATTGTACGCACAATTAATGCAGTTGTAGATTCTTTGGACAGTGAACAAAGAAAAGCAGTGTGGGCAAAATGGTTAGGAACAAAAAAACCAATGTATTATGAATTAAAATTACAACTTGCAGTAGATAACTTATTAACGATTGTGGGAAGAAGATTAAACATATAGTATTGACTTATTTTAATAAGCCCTGTATAATTGAGTCTGGATAGGAGTACTCAGCTTATTGCTTTTAGACGAGAAGGTTACTCTCCCATCAATCCTACTCTCTCGTCTGTCTCAGTAGACCCACTTCGGTGGGTCTATCCTTTTGAGGAGAAATAATATGTATGGCAAAAAACCAATGAAAAAAACTAAAAAACCAATGAAGAAGAAATAACATGACTTTAGAAGAAATAATTGGAATGTTAGGATCAGCTACTCCAACAAGCGCAGAAATGGCAAGAATGAATCAATCTGTTAATCCTGCAATGGGAAAAAGTGTATTAACAGATCTTGAAATAGCTAAAATGGGTAAACCATCACTTACAGAAGCTTCAAGAATCCAATCGTCCTTATCTCCTGTAGATCAATATAGACAAATGATGGAATCTATACCTATGCCTGTATCTAATATGGAAGCTGACGCAATTGCAGGAGCAATGGCTGGAAGAAATGCAGGGTTATCTCTTCCTGCTAATGAAATGATGCCTAACTTTGCAGACGGTCAAATGCCTTTATATTCAGGTGGTTTGTTAGAAAATATGCAAGGCAATATGGTAGACCCACAAGAACTTATGAATCGAGCATATGATATGTCAGCACCAAGAGAAATGCGTATTGATGCTATTAACAGGTTAAGACAACTGGGAGTTATGTAATGGCTTGTAAAAAACATACAGGAAAAAAAGGTTACGGTAAAAAAGGTAAATAATATGGCTAAGGGATTGTATGCAAACATTCACGCAAAGCGAAAAAGAATTAAGCAAGGATCAGGAGAAAGAATGCGGCCAGTTGGAGCAAAAGGAGCTCCAAGTGCAAAACAATTTAAAGAAGCCGCAAAAACTGCCAAACCTAACAGATCTACTAAAAAACGTAAGTGATTGTGTATGAGCGATGCAAGATTAAAACGTGTAGGGGTATCAGGATATAATAAACCTAAAAGAACACCAAGTCACCCAACAAAATCTCATGTAGTGGTTGCAAAATCAGGAGATCAAGTAAAAACAATACGATTTGGTCAACAAGGAGTCTCTGGAGACAAAACAAACACAAAACGTGCAAAGTCATTTAAAGCACGTCATGGTGAAAACATTGCAAAAGGTAAAATGAGTGCAGCCTACTGGGCAAACAAAGTTAAATGGTAGATGATAGTCCATGTAATGGGGTATGTCGTATGAAAAATAACAGATGTATATCATGTAATAGAGACTACGAAGATTTAGCACAATGGTTATATATGTCTAGAGAAGCTAGACTAGAACGAATGGAACAACTTAAACGAGAACGAAATGGCAACTCTTGAAGAAATAATACAACAATCATTATTGCGTGATAAAGAGAAAATGACATTTGGAGCGTCTGGTTATTATGCAGACCAAACAGGTGAAGGTCAAACATCTCTAGGTAATAACGAATATAGTCAAGCAATGCAATACAGAAACATGGTTGATAACATGATAAATGCACAACCACAAATTTTACAGTACAATGATATACCATTAGACCAAGACCCATTTCAAGAATATGGTGGTAGAATATCTACTGGAATACCATTAGGTGAACAACAACGACTACAATTAGGACTATCTGCACAAGGATTTAATGATCCATATTTTAGTCAACCATTAAGACCTACAGGTGTAGATGCAAGTTATCAAACAGGTAATACTGGTTTCGGAGTAAGTTACGACCAATTATCTCCAGACCAAAAAAGATTATTATTTAGTATATTCAGAGACTTTTAATATATAATAAAGGAATGTAATGACCCATTTGGAGTTACGATATGACAGACAGAACAGACGCACAAAAACAACAATTAGAAGACGCTAGAGAGAAGGCTCGAGAAGTCAACAAGGGAAATAATTATTCCAGTAAAAACAATAGGTTACTGAATAATACTCTGAAGCTCATAGTAACTCAAGATGATGCAAAACGTGCAAGAAGAATCATGGAAGCATTAGTTGCAAAAGCAGAAGATGGTGACACTAAAGCAATAGATATGGTATTGGATAGATTAGAAGGTAAAGTCGTCCAAGAGAATAAACTATCTGGAGACAGTGAACAACCATTAATCATTAATGTAGTTACTGGAATTGATGACTGAGGAAAAGAAACATACTGGTTATCAACCAAGAGAACATCAAAAACTTATTCACAAGATGATTAAGGAACATAGGTTTTCTGTCATAGTAGCTCATAGAAGATTTGGTAAAACAGTAAGTGCAATAAATCAATTAATACATAGTGCGTTAAAGTGTACTAAAAAGAATCCAAGATTTGCATACATTGCACCAACTTATAGTCAGGCAAAAAGAATTGCGTTTGATTATTTAAGAGAATACACAAGACCACTTGACGCAGTGGTAAATGTTGCAGAATTAAGAGTAGACTTCATGAATGGTAGAAGAATATCATTATATGGAGCAGATAACATTGACAGTCTTCGTGGTATATATCTAGATGGTTGTTTTGTAGACGAATACGCTCAGTGTAATCCATCATTATTTAGTGAAGTAATTAGACCTGCACTTGCAGATCGACTTGGATATTGTGCATTTATTGGTACACCTAAAGGTGCAAATCACTTTAAATCTCTTAGGGATCGTGCAGAAAAAGGTGAAGACAACTGGAAATTGTTAGAATTTAAAGCATCAGAAACAGGAATACTATCACAATCAGAATTAGACTCTGCATTTAAAGAAATGGGAGCTGATAAATACAATCAAGAGTTTGAGTGCAACTTTAGTGCAGCTGTAGAAGGTTCATACTACGGTCAGATAATGAATGATCTTACTGAACAGAACAGAATAACAGATATACCTTATGATGGTCTTGCAAAGACATTTTGTGCATGGGATTTAGGTATGGGAGATTCTACTGCAATCTGGGTATGTCAGACAGTAGGTAAAGAAATTAGATTAATCGACTTTGAAGAAAATCATGGTGTTGGTC